ATGTAGACACAGAAATAACTAACCTAATAGGTGGCGCACCTGGAGCATTAGATACGCTTAATGAGCTTGCTGCGGCCTTGAATGATGATGCTTCCTTTAACTCAACGATTACTACATCTATAGCAACTAAACTGCCTTTGGCTGGCGGTACTATGTCTGGTGCTATAGCGATGGGCAGTAATAAAGTCACAGGGCTAACCAATGGTTCGGCTTCTGGTGATGCGGTCAACAAAGGTCAATTAGACACTATGCTACCTTTGGCGGGTGGCACAATGACGGGCAATATAGCTATAGGCTCAAATGTCATTACCTCTAGTTCTAATCCTACAGACGATACTCATTTAGCGCGAAAGGCTTATGTTGATTCTCAATTAGGAAGTGCTACAGCAGCGGCTACAAGTGCTGCGGCTGCTGCTACTTCTGCTACTGCGTCAGCATCTTCTGCTACTGGGGCAGCTTCTAGCGCGACTTCAGCGGCTTCTAGTGCAACTTCTGCGGCGGCCAGCTTAGATTCTTTTGACGATAGGTATTTAGGAAGCAAATCAAGTTCGCCGTCTGTAGACAACGATGGTGATGCGTTAGTTACTGGTGCGCTTTACTACGACTCAAGTGCTGAAGAAATGCGAGTTTATACAGGTTCTGCTTGGAAAGCGGCTGGTTCTGCAATTAACGGAACATCAAGTAGACAAACGTATACAGCAACTTCTAATCAAACAACTTTTGCTATTACCTATGATGTTGGATTTGTTGATGTTTACTTAAATGGTATTAAATTGCTCGTAGGTACTGATGTAACGGCAACAAGTGGTACGAATGTAGTTTTAGCTACTGGTGCTGCAACAGGTGATATTGTTGACCTTGTGGCTTATGGTGCGTTTTCTGTATCAGATACTTACACGCAAGCAGCGTCTAATGCTCGATTTGCACAACTCTCAAACAATCTAAGTGACTTAGCTAGTGCAGCAACAGCCTTAACTAATTTAGGTATTACTTCAACTGCTGCTGAACTGAACATAATGGATGGCGTAACCAGTACGGCTGCGGAACTTAACATATTAGATGGAGTAACCAGTACGGCTGCTGAGTTAAACATATTGGATGGCGTAACATCCACGGCTGCTGAATTAAATATCCTTGACGGAGTGACTTCAACAGCGGCAGAACTAAACATACTGGATGGAGTTACGTCTACAGCCGCAGAACTGAATCTGGTAGATGGATCAAGCGCGGGAACGATTGTTAATTCAAAAGGTGTCGTGTACGGATCATCTGGAGAAGTAAACGCCACAACACTACAAATTGCTGGGACATCAATCACATCTACAGCGGCAGAATTAAATATTCTGGACGGCGTAACGAGCAGCACAGCAGAACTCAACATCCTTGACGGGGTAACTGCAACTGCCACAGAGATTAATAAGCTAGACGCACTTAGTAGAGGCTCAATTCTTTATGGTAATTCAAGTGCTGAAACAGCGATTCTTACTAAAGGCTCCGCTGACCAAGTTTTAACAAGTGACGGCACAGATATAGCTTGGGCTGATGTATCGTCAGGTGGTGGTGGCTTTGGCAATTCAGTCGCAATAACAAGCTCACAAACTTGGCAAGTTCCAGCGGATGTTACTCTGATAAAAATAACTGTTACGGGCGGAGGTGGCGGTGCGACCAATGGTTATAGTTGTGCTGGTGCGGCAGGGGGTACGGCTATTAAATATATTACTGTTGTGGCTGGTAACAACGTAGTTATTACGATTGGCGCGGGAGGCGCTGGCGCTACAAGTGCTGGAACCACTGGAGGGACAACTACAGCGGTATACAACTCAGCAGTAACCGTCTCAGCTACAGGCGGCACTGGAGGATACAGCTATGTGAGGGCTGGAGGCGCGGGGTCTGGTGGAGATATAAATATTAACGGAGGCGTTGCTTCAGCGGGAAATACCTATGAGTCTGGACAATCTTCTTTTTGGGGAGGAGGTCACTCTGCAAGTCATGGAACAGGCGCTTACGGAGCAGGGGGTTCCTTTTATCTTTATTACTCAACCTATGGTTCTGCCGGAAAAGACGGCGTCGTATACATTGAATATTAGGAGGAATAATGAAAGCACACGTTATTGAAGATGGTGTTGTAGTAAATACCATCGTAGTGGATTCATTAGATTTTGCTGACAATCTTGTTGAAGCTACCGAAGGAAGTATAGGTTGGTCGTATGCAGACGGAGCCTTTACTGAGCCTTCTGATAGCAGAACTGATGAAGAAAAAGCAGCAGATAATAGGCTTTTTAGGGATCAATATTTAACAGAATCAGATTACACTCAAATGCCAGATTACTCCTTGAGCAACAAAAGTGAATGGGCAACCTATAGACAAGCACTAAGAGATTTACCAAGTCATAGCAACTGGCCTAGCTTGGAAGATAATGACTGGCCTACGAAGCCGTAAATAAGTTGGAGAAACCCTAATGAGTAGAGCAAGAGATTTAGCTGATAGTGCTAGCGTTGTTGATCCGCTAGATGGCCTTTATGGTTCTTCGTCAAGCCCTATAATAATTACTGTAAAGGTAGCCACAAAAACAGCATCCCACCCTTACAATGGTGATGGTAGCTCTTCGGGATATACGTTGAATAATGTTGAGTCACCAGCTATTAAGTTTGGAGGAACTGATGCTGCAACATCAAGCACTGAGTATGTTTATAGATTTGATCAAGCGGACTCATCAAATAGCGGACATCCTTTAAGATTTTATTTAGATGCTGCAAAAGCAACAGCTTTTACATCAGGAGTTACAACCAATGGGACGGCTGGAAGTGCTGGGGCTTATACTCAGATAGCTGTGGATAGCGAAACTCCAAAAATTTTATATTATCAATGTTCTTCTCATGCCTACATGGGAAATTATGCAACTGTTTCAGGGTCTTTAAGTTTTAGTGCAGGGTCTTTAAGAATTGCTGATACAGCAGTAACTAGCACTGGTGCAGAGCTTAATATTCTTGATGGTGTCACATCTACAGCAGCAGAGTTAAATATTTTAGACGGTGTTACATCTACAGCAGCCGAGCTAAACATTTTAGATGGGGTAACAAGTACGGCAGCCGAGCTTAATATTCTGGATGGAGTTACATCTACAGCCTCAGAACTGAACATACTAGACGGTGTTACATCTACTGCTGCTGAATTAAACATTTTGGATGGTGTAACTGCAACTGCGACAGAAATTAATAAGTTAGATGCAGTTAGTCGAGGCTCTTTAATTTATGGTAATGCAAGTGCGGCAACAGCAATTTTAACTAAAGGTACTGCTAACCAAGTTTTGACAAGTGACGGAACTGATATAGCTTGGGCCGATGCTGCGGGTGGAGGTGCAACAGACTACCAAACTTTCACTTCTTCTGGAACATGGACTAAGGCGGCTGATGTTAATTATGTGCTAGTTGAAGTTATTGCAGGAGGTGGTTCTGGTGGTTCTGGTTCAGGAACATTAGAAGGCGGAGGAGGTGGTGAAGGATTTAGAGCTTTTTTTCAAGCTTCCGAATTAGGTGCTACAGAAAGCGTAAGTATTGGTGCTGGCGGTGCTGCTGTAAATGGTGCTGATGGAAACGATGGAGGTGCTAGTGCCTTTGGAAGTCATTGTACTGCGCAAGGCGGTTTAAAAGGTCAATCAGCTGCAGTTGTTAATTATAGTAAGTATACGACCTATGGTGCATCTGGTTCTAGGGCTTATAGTTTTCCTTTAGATGATGCGAGTTATCAAAACACTAGGCGAGTTGGTGGTTCTAGTTATGGTGGTGGTTCTGGAGGAATGGGTGCAGGTAGACCTGGTGGTAATGCTGTACTTGGTGGCGCAGGTGGGGCAGGTATGAACAATCATGGCTCTGCCGCAGGTGGTGGTACATCAGTAATTGGTGGCAATGGCGGTGCATCTAGCGGTGGTGGAGCTGCGGGAGCTGGAGCTGTTCCAGGTGGTGGCGGTGGTTCAGCTTCAAATTACTCAGGCTCATGGTATTCAGGTGCAGGTGGTAATGGCAGAGTAAGAGTTTGGTCATGGTAAGGAGAAAATAATGAAAGCGCACGTTATTGAAGATGGGGTAGTTGTAAATACGCTAGTTGTAGATTCGTTAGATTTTCTTCCTAACCTTGTTGAGGCCACTGAAGGTGGTGTTGGCTGGTTATATTCTGATGGTAGTTTTTTGCCTCCACCAGACCTAAGAACAGATGAAGAAAAAGAAGATGATAATAGAATTGCAAGAAATAGATTGTTGTCTGAAACAGACTGGATGGCCAATTCAGATTTAACTATGTCGGATGAAATGAAAACCTACAGACAAGCATTAAGAGATTTACCCACGCATTCAAACTGGCCTAGTTTAGGAGATTCAGATTGGCCTACAAAGCCATGAACTATGAATATTTTTCTTTTGGTTTTAGTAATAGGAGGAATATCTGCAATATCTGATTGTGACAATGGCGGCTTGTGTTTCCAAGAAAAGACTACTTGTGAAAAGTTTGCTCAGAGAATAATTCTCAATTCAGTAAATACGAATATAACCGCTATGTGCAAGAGGATTGAGCAATGATTGGCGAAGCAATGTTAGCAATAAAAGCCTTGGATAGTGCCTTTGTCATGGTTCAGGGTGCGATTGCTAAGAAGAAAGAAGTTGAAGACATGGCGGGTGAAGTCGGCAAATTCTTCACAGCTAAGAAGAAGGTAGAAGAACACATAGCCAATGCGAGAAAAGCGGGTACTGATGACCTTATGACAGGCTCCGCGCTAGAAGAAGCCATCACGATAGACCAGCAAGAAGAACGTATTGAGAAGATGATGGATAAGGTTGGGACGTATTATTCCCGAAAAGGTCAGACTCATAGATGGGTTAAGATCAAAAAAGAAGCCGCTAAGATTGAAAAGAAGCGCGAGGTAAAAAGAAAAGCTAATGCAGCCGCTAGATTGGCAGCAAATCAAGAAGAAGAAATGCTGATACACGATTTGGCTAAACTGTTTTTATATTTAGTCGGCACAATAACTGTAATAGCTGGTGTTGTTTTCTTAATTTTTGGTAGTGGAGCCGAATAATGAAGCTAGACCCTGTACTGCTAAATATGGCTTGTTCTTGGAGCATGAAGGCTTATCGGGAAGGCTATG